GTCGTCGCCAGGCACCTGGTTAGCCCTTACGGGCAACCACGCTTGTCGTTGTAATTCCCTAATTTCACAGATGAAACGGCCTATCCTAGATAGGCTAGCACATTCATCGCATACATGCTCGTACGGCACAATGTACACTGGGGAATCCTCAGTTTTCAAATTTTCCTTTGTCTTCAACTCCCATCCCTGGGCAAGGACTCTGAGGGTAACCTCTGGGGATGGTTTCTTTCTCTTGAGAGCAGCACGCAACGAAACGGTGCCCCCCTCCGTGATGTTCGGCCGAGTACACTTTCTGGGCGTGTACCCTTCTTCACGGAGCCTGCAGACCCTAGCGTCTATGAGAACAATCTCTTCCTCGCGTGATAAATCGTAACCTACAGGCTTGGTTACTACGGGGAAGGGATTGGTGGATTCGGCGCCACTGGTTGGCACGGAGCATAATGCTCGTCGGATCTCTTTGTCTCTTACAAGCGCGTTAAACCTGCGATAACAAAGGGAACTTTGTATCTTGCTGCTGGCTCTCGCCAACAGGTTCTTGTGCCTCCTCACAAGATACATGAATCCTTCGGTGGTAACGGACGATCGGTCGGCAAACCCGATGACATCCTCCACATCACGCCCCATGAACAGGGCTCCACAATTAATTTTCTTTTGTTCTATGCCGTCATCGAAGAGAGTGGAGTTTATTTCCCCCTTCTTGGCATGCACCATTGTCTTATCGTCGTTCACGATAAGACCCACTCGCTCGCCGTGGGCAACTATACGCGGCATCAGGCCCGGGACTGACAAATCCCGGAGTAACAAATCATCGCCGTTGATGAGACAACGATGAAGGCGCCACTCCTCAGCACCAATTTTCCCTTCGATCAGGAGATCGTTATGGGCTAGGTCAACAACCGTCTTATTTATAAGACATAGCAATGGGAAGCTCATCAGACTCCCCATAGGCTGCCCCCTAGTAACCTGCACTCCGTCGACGCGCAAGCTACCGAGTACACGAAGTGCTGCCACCTCGTCCTCATTCAACCCTTCTCCTTTGTCAATAAGTACCTCGACAGCGGCTCGCGTATATGCAGATTTGATCATGTCAGTCGCGGATGAATAGTCCACGCTGATATACGCGCCACCGTTTAACGAGGAGACTTGCTCACGGGTCGGGCTACCCACAAGAAGCCATCCCTTCTTTTTGAGGCTGCCATAAAGGGAGCGATGAAGGGGGTAGAGAATTTGATTGTTCCTCTCGCTAAAGAGCGTAACAATCCTGGGCTTCCCCGCGGAGACAACAGACTGCACCTCACAGTCCAGACTGAACTCTCCCGGGATCCACGTCCCCCCCTCTCGCCTTGTCACTCCCAGGCAAGCGTGCCCGTTAGGGATATACGGGTACTTTCCTCGGTTCCACCCAGGCTCGATATTTCTACCGAACTGAGCTGCGAATTGTGAGAGATGGTCTTCCTCCACCTCGACCTCACGGAACCTTTCTTCTTTCCATTTGTCTACTTTCGCCTGACCGTTGGCATTTTCACACCATCGGCAAAAACTCTTTTCAAGCTTTTGGGTCGTTTTGACCGAAAGTTCCTCTACTTCGCTAAGTTGATCGAAGCAGGACCGGATAGCGGGTCGAAGATGACCGCATTCAATCCGGGAAGGGAGAGCACGAGCCCTCTTCAACCTGAGTTCTTTCTTCAAGAAGCGCAAACAGGTCCGCGCCTTCCCCCTAAGGCGCGACGCAAATTGGCATGAATCAACGATTTTTGACTCATCATCCGTTACTGCGGATGCCAGGTTTTTCTCTTCACGATCGGGATACTCCCGGGGCTCGCCGTTAACGTCCACGACACCGAAACACCCAGTCCGGTGCAGACGCTGCCTATTTCTTCGAGAAGAAAGAAAAACCCGACGTAAATCGGGATAAGAAAGAAGAGTCACCTCACCAGAGGGGAATAGGTACAACGGGGTTGGCCTGCAGGTGTACATCTTCATTTCTTATTTTATGGTGCATTTCAATTTGCTTTTATAGACTTCAGCTCCTGCCCAAGGAGCGGTCTTTTGTGAGGAGGGTGACGGGTGAAGAAAAGTAATCACAATGTCACGGAAGGTTCCCCTAGGCGAACCATGATCGGCGGGACGGGCTACTACACCCGCCATCAAGCCTTCCGAAGACCCTTACATCTTCCGACTCGCGGTTTCACAAACGAACACCGAGTCCCCCCCCCCACAGGAGCCGCCCAACGGCACACATACATGGAATGTCGGTACTCCACAAGTGCGACGTTGTTGGTTTAAAC